CGCCTTTGTGATCAAATTTATTAAAGAATAAATTGTTGCATTTTTTTGATAACCTTCCGTAATATAAGAATCATCATTCTCATTGTTCCAAAGAACAGAATTACCTAGCCAATTATAAATGGCTCTGTTATATTGCTCGTTTGTGTTTTGATTTTTTTTTGAAAAATTGAATCGGTCAAAGAAAGATGCCATATTTTAAAGTAATATAAAATTTTCGTAAAAATACAAAATTTAAAATTGTTTTTAAACTACAAAAAAGTTGTTAATTAAATTCCTTTCGATAGCGTAGGAAGTTACGTCAATGTGTTCATCGTGTTTAGCATTTGGAAACGTGCTAACTTGTTGTAAAAACGCATCATTCCAATTATCTTTAACTATAAAAACTCTACCTCCTTCAATAAATGGCGAGGATGCTCTAGCACGTTCGATTTTAGAATACCTAACAAAGTTTGTTTTTATCTCTGATACATTGTATCTAGTTTCACGCCTTAATAGCTGCACAAGTGATTTTCCGGATGCTTTAGGCTCGACTAATATTTGAGATATTGGAACGCCACACGATTGCACAAAAGAGGTAACAAAGTTTTTTAGTTCAGGCATCTCTAAATACTTATCAATGCTTTTAAATATGTAAAGATTGTCGCCACTTTTACCGCTTATTTGTATTCCGGTCGGATCGTTTCTCGTGTCTTTGGTATAAGCGCCATCAATGTACATTTCAAAAGATATATCGCTCGGTAACTCGGCTCTGTGTATAACATTAAACCAATCTTTTCTCCACTCTCCACCCTCTGGAGGCGAAGGAATTTGTAAATACTGACCACTAAAAGTGTATCTATCCGCTTGGCGTATTGCTTCAAGTTCCTCAAAAGAATGTTTCTCGGGCCATAACGCATTGTTATTGTCATCCAATGCTGCTAACTTCAAATGATGCCATTGCTCTCCACTACCACCATCTAATAAATAACCGCTTAAATCCTCCTCGTGTAGCCTCTGCATAATTACGATAATAGGAACATCCCTATCATTAACCCTTGACCGAATAGTTGTATTGTATCGATTGTTTATAAACGACCGCCTAACATCTGATAATGCGTCATCAGGTTTTAAAGGATCATCAATTATAATTGCTCCACCGGTACCGGCACCAAACCCGGTAATTGCACCTCCTGAAGATGTTGCATAAACTCCACCGCCTTGCGTTGTGTACCATTTCTTTTGTGATTGTGAATCCTTTTTTAGTTGTAAATCCCAAATGCGTTGATATGCATCTGAATTAATATATTCTTTTGTCATTGAACTATTGTCAAGCGCCAAAGAATCGGAATAAGATAAATGTATAAACTTCGCCATAGGATTTTTAGCAAGTGTCCAAGCGATAAACATTTTAACGGCTATTTCAGTTTTTCCGTATCGTGGAGGTATATTAATTATAAGGCGCTTTATTTCGCCGTTATGAACTTTATGTAATGTGTTGGCTAATGTTCTATGAAACTCTGCTGCCTCGAATTTATTTCCGGTGTTTTCTTTGAAAATATAACGAGTAAAAAACAAAAGCGAATCCTCACATTTTTGTTTAATTATTTCGTTAATATTCATCGTTTAAAATGTCGTCAATTTTTTTTCTTGCTTCGTCAGAGATTTTACTTGTGCTAACTTGCGCAGTCATTTCCACCTCTTTACGTTCTACATAACCACGCTTTTTGCCTTTGGTTTTTAAATAGAATATTGTTGCAGTTGTGTTTCCGTCTTTTATTTGCTTATGCAGTTGCGACTCAGCAAAATCTAAAGTTAAGTTTTGTAATTCATCAACAGACGCTTTAAAATCTTGGTCGTTGTTGTAATACTTATAAAAAGTTGACCTATTACATTTAACTATTTTACAAGCACTTGTAACAACTCCTAGTGATTTTTCTAATGCGTCTAAAAGATTATTTTTTAATATGTCGGTTTTTGTTGCCATAACGCAAAGTTAAAAAAATATAAATACATAAAAAAACCTCCCATTTCTGAGAGGTACAAACTTAAATTTTATGAAAAAGGATTTTTTACTTGGCAGTTTAAATCCTCTGCTAAATTATAATTTTTCTTTTAGTTGTGCAAATTTATTTTCCGCACAATTCACAAACTTCTTTGTCTGTATCGTTTTTATCGTCTTGGTCATCATCAATAGGAACATCATAAACTGGTAAATCAACCCCCCATTCTACTAACTTTTGAACATCCCATTCATTGGCTAGTATATCCCAATCCCACTCTCCAAAGCCTACATTGTCTTTAACAATAAACTCTTGCTTTTGTTCTTCTGTCCAACCTTGTGCAATATCAATCCAAACCTCAAACAACCCGGCAGACTTACAAGCCTTTAAACGCATATTTCCGCCAAGAACAACCATATTCTCATCAACTACTATTGGCCTTTTCTCTAACATCTCAGGAAACGCCTTAATTGACTTGACTAATTTTTTAAATTTGGAATCTTTTATGAATCTTGGATTGTCCGGATTTTCTTTTACAGATGCAATATTTACTTTTTTTTTCAAAAGAGTAATTATTTATCTTGTGTAAACCAAACAAAAGAAATTCCAACTACCGCAATAAAGAATTGTAAACAATGTTCTGTTTCTCCGGTTAAATCTGTTTCGCCAAAATCGTCATCCATTTTAGAATTCCAATAATTAGCGCCAAAGCAAATTCCGAATAAAGCAAAAATAGTTGTGTTGAAGTTTATGTTCATACTTGCCAGTATTTTTTGTAAATATACAAATATAATTCTATAACTTTTTTTTGTGCTTCCTCTTGTGTGTATATTTTTGGCGATATTTTTTTGTCGCCATTTTCGTTTATTTCAACTTTTAAACCTTTTTTTGTAGGTAAAACTCCGACTGTAACATTGTTTTTTATGCACCATTGCATTGCCTTTCTGTGTTCGTCTGTTTGCGGTATGTTTATTTTTTTGGTTTTAGGCATTAGTATATTGTTTTTATTATACTATTTGCTACTGCTTCAACAACATCAACTGTTACTGCATTACCGCACATTTTATATCGTTGTGTATCGCTTATCTTTCCACTTTCTCCGTACTCAGTCCAATTATCAGGAAAACCTTGCAGACGTTCGCATTCAATGGGTGTTAATCTTCTTATTTTGTTTTCATTGATTACCTTAAAACCATTAGTTAATCCGCTACGAGAACAATGTTGAGTAATAGTTCCTACTACATTTTCTTCTTTTACTTTATTATTGTAACCATCGTAGATTACCGCCTGATTACAAGAAGTATCTAAAGTTTGTGCAACTCCTTTTCCAACTCTACCTCTCCTAGTTTCTGAATTAGGATTTGAATAATTTATACTATCCCCTTGAGCTGCTTCCTCATAACCCTTACTAGTTGCTGAATTTATTTTTATTATAGGCTGACCGCTTCCGTCTTCTCTTGCTCTTGCCGGTATTGTTGGACAATCCCCGTCTTTTATTTTTCTAAATCCTTTGCCGTCATTATGAGTTCTTAAAGTTCCTATTTCGACTTTTTGTGCATTGAGTTTACGTTCAATAAGGTAACTTCCGTTTCCGTCTGCTCCATATCTTGTTGTGAGGCAACAAGTGTTTGTTTGTTGTCCTTGTAACTCATTAGTCTGTTTACTACTTTCTCTGATAGGAAATACTTGTCCTGAACATCCGTCTCCAAGATATCCGACAAGGTAGATTCTCTCTCTGTTTTGGGGTAGAAACCACTTTGTATTAAGCAATTGCCATTCAAGTCGATAACCCCCAAGGTTGGTAAAGGCTTTGATAATTGCCCAAAAGTCCTCGCCATTGTTTGAGGAGAATGTTCCTTTAACATTTTCCCAGATAAAAAAACGTGGTCTGCACTCATCGATGAGTCGAATTGCTTCGGTAATAAGGGAGCTGCGTTGTCCTCCCATCCCTTTACGTTTTCCAGCAAGACTAAAATCTTGGCAAGGCGATCCGAAAGTGATTGCGTCAATTTTTGGTAATTGTGTTCCTCGAACATCTGTAACTGATCCGACATAATTTGAATTTTTAAAGTTATTTTTATAAACGTCTATTGCGTATTTATCTACTTCTGAAAAGTATGAGTTTACTTCAAAACCCGCTTTTTCAAAACCTAAGTGAAATCCGCCAATCCCACTAAATAAATCTAAGTGATTAATTTTA